CAACAAAGCCAGGAGAGGCTGGAGTCGAGCCAGCTCTAACAACTTGCGCTCTGTATTTGCTAATATTTACGTCTTCCATTTATGTCGTTGGTTCTATTCCTAAATCGTAAAGCTCAATTCTAGCCGTTCCTTTTCTGCAATCAAGTTCGTAACTCATTAGCGCCCAATATCGTCCATTAAACAAGAAACTTCTAAAAGGGTCGATTGGTCTTCGCTCAATTGTTGCTAAAACTCTGTAATTCGTTCGGCCTTTCAAGTTAGCTAATTCTTGCACGATAATGTCTAACAAAGGTAACTCTTCAACTCCATCTCTTGTCCAATCCGTAGAAACTGCGTTGTCAAAATCTAGCAATCTAATTGCCGAAACTGAGTTGCTCGTAATTGCGTCTCCAATGTATGTATTATAGTCGGGATGCACGTTTGCATAAGGTGAGCCAGTAACCGCTTTTACTCCTAACTTAGACAAAGATAAGCCGTCCGTTTTCTCAATCTTTAGCGAGAGATTTTCATACCTTACAACGTATCTGTTAGCCGTTCCGCCGTTGCAAATTAGTTGATGCAATCTAATCTCAACCTCGCCGTCAACTGGGACTAAAACATTGTTTATTGCAATGCTATTCCAAACAGAGCCAGCCGTAACCGCGAACTCCATGACCGTACTTGTGGCAGTCCAAGCAAAGGTTGTGGCTCCGCTTCTTGACAAATATTGATTGCCAATTTTAATCATCAATCCAACTGCATGAGCGCCAGGAGTAACCGCATAACTCGTGCTTACTCTTTCGACCATGTATTGAAATGTCAAAGAAATAGTATTGGCCGTCTCCTCTGCAATTGTAATTGCTCCTCCAGTTGTATTCGTGCTTGCTGAAATCCAAGACAAGTTAGGGTCAGCAATTCCAGCGGTTGTTGTTGTTGTCCAAATTTGCACATATTCGCCACCACCTGAAACGTATTGCACTAAGGCAGTACTTCCGCTTGGCACGCTTGATGGCTGGTTACTTGGGATTGCCTTGTGATAATCCCAAAGCTTTAATTGATAAATCCCATTATAAGTCGAGCCTACTCCGTTTAAATTCCACTCTTCAATCGCAAACTTAGCGTCAAATATTCCGCCTTGGCTATTAGGGTCTAATACTCCAAGATTTAGATAAGAGTTAAACTCTGTAAATACACGTCTCGCGGTCTCTTCAGGTAAGTTAATATCAGCGTTTAAATCGTCGCCGTTTACAATTGTACTTGTTGCCGTTAAACTTAGGTCGGGCAAGAATTCGTACATCTTGTAAGATAACTTGCCTAACTCGGTCAATCTCACAACGTAAAATTGATTTTTCCACAAAAACACGCGGCAAAGAAAAGGGTTAACCATTCTTTCGATTGTGTCCTTTAGGTAAAGTTGTTCGTTTTCAATCCTTACGCCGTTGCTAAATTTAGCGTCTAGTCCATCGGTAAAGATTGCATTTTGTGGCACGTTAAATTGACGGAAAACGCTTTCGTCATAATCCATTCTAGCCTCGTGTACTTCGCAACCAATAAAGACTGGTCTTTGCTCGACAAAGGATTGATTTAAAGCGCCAACAACTGCCGACAAAGCTTGTGTTCTTGGGTCAGGCCAAGAGGTAAAATTTGAGCGTATTGAATCAAAACCTTTTAATCCATCAACCGCGGTAAAAGAGAAAAGCTTTGGCCCACTCTTATAGGGAGATGTAATAAAGTCAGGTGCTATGTATCCGCTAAAGAAAGCAATTTGGCCTTCAAATAGTAAATAGTTTATTCTATTTGTGCCTCCGCTACCAACTGAAACAAAGGTATTCTCCCCAAATGTTACACCTTTAAAATTAGACGTATTTGGAGGCGTGTCAGCCGTCCAATTTATTCCATTAACAGAATACAGGTATTTTATTTCGGTGTCTGTAACGGCCATAAAATAGCCATTTCCGTAAGTTATTGATACTGGAGTATTGGGTGAGCTTGCAGCATTCCAAGTTATTCCGTTCGTTGAATAATGCTTACCAGTTGTAAATATTCCATTGGCAAAATATACCGTTGAGCTAGAAAATCCAGTAGCTTGATCAGTAAAAGTACTGCCATCATAAGAAATAAGCATTGTACCTGGACTTCCTGACATTGATATAACCCAAGTACCTATTCCATAAGTTATTGCAGTAAAGTTTCCACTTACAGATATAGTAGATTCAAAATTCCAAGTTATCCCATCTGTACTATTGTACACTTCTTTTGATGAACCTTGAACAATCCAAACGTATTTTCCATTTGCATACTCAACATCAGTAAAAGTCTTAGTTGAACCGCTAACCGTTACTCTTAAATCCCAAGCAAATCCATCAACCGAGGTAAAAACTTTTGCGTTAGTTCCTGATACTCCAGCATTTACAAATAACCCATTACCATAAATAATTTTACCGCCTATAAATCCAGCTGGGTTAGTTGCATTCCAAGTTATTCCATCGTTTGAGTAATGTACTCCGTTTGACCTCGTAGCAACAAAAACTCCGTTACCATAAGCAACATCTATAAAGTTATTGGTATTGGTTACTTGTTGCCAATTTGTAATATCATTGTTGGCTCCGATTTGATTTAAATCTACTCTCCAAGTACGATTGCCACCAACTAGAAACTCGTTAAAATCTCCAGTTTCGCCAGCGATTGTAAAATCAACCGAGGAGCCTATAATTGTCTCTAATGGGTCGTTTCCAGTATTCCCCCAATTGTAGGTAATATCGTTAATCAGCAAAGGAGTAACCGCGCCAGAATAGCCAGTTCTGAAAATTTGCAAATTCCAAACATTGCCGCCGTAGTTGGTAGCATACCCCCCCTCATATTTTAGTCCGTAGTCATTTACAGGAGTGTTTTGTCCTGTTAAAACCGTGTAAATTTTAACATCCTCACTTGGCATCGTGTAGCTAAAAGACAAGCTCGAAGACAAGAAAGTATTGCTTGGAGAGCTATACCACATAGCGGTATGATATCCAGAGCCTGGCGCAACTGCAATTGTAAGCGTGGCTCCTTCTGTATAGAATTCTAAAGGAGCAACTCCGTTAACGGTAATCGTTCCAATACCTTCTCTAACTGCAAGGAGTAATCTATAATCGTTAGCCATTAGCCTTTATTTATCTTATTATTTGCTTGTGAAAACACATATACCAAGTCTTGTCCTCTAACAACTAACTCTCCATTTAGGTCTTTGTTTTGCTGAAACAAACCACCTTGTCCGCCTCCAGCAAAAGAAGTCCCACCGCCAACACCAGAACTACCAACTGATGATACACCACCTCCTCCGCCTCCGCCACCACCTTTTGAACCGCCCAAGCTTTTAGCTTTGTTTGATACAAAACCAGCCAAGGCAACCAAGGCAACACCAGCTGCAATTGCAGCCGCTGGTTGTAAGCTTTTTAATGCAGTTTTAATACCTTCAATTGCTAAACCAGCTCCGATTGCCAGTTGGCCAAGTTGATTTAATATTCCAGCAAGACCACCAAGTAAAGAAGCTCCAGCCGCTTTTATTACATTTCCACCACTCGCCAAAGCATCTCCAATTGAAAATGCCACATCTCCAAGTGTATTTTCCGCACCTTTTTCTAAAATATCAAATGTTTCGTTAATAAAAGCTTGAGTTTCTGACAATCTATTAATAAATGTCTCTAAAGAGGTAAAACCTTCAGCAGCGCCATTTGCGATTGCAGCGTAAAACTGTTCAACACTAATTCCGCTACCACTTAGAGAATTTACTAAAGCTTGGTTTGATTTAGTAATTGCAGAAATATTTTCTTGATAAATACCTCTTGTATTTGCTACTCCAGATTCAATGGATACTAGTTGTTTTTCAACATCTTCAAAAAAACTTCCTTCTCTTTCAAGACTTGCAAAAGTTAAAGATTGAGTTATTTTAGATAAATCTTCATAACTTCTAGTTAGTTTTTTATTTTCCTCAGTACTCTTGCTAGTAAATACTGCACCGTTTTGTAATTCTTTATTAATTAATCCGTCAAGCTCAAGATTAGTTTGCTTAATTTTATTTGCCTCATCAATTGACTTTATTTGCGTCTGTATTAAATCATTTAATTGAGATTGAATACCAGCTACATTTAAATCAGTAGCAGCCAATTGACCAGCTACCTTTTGAGCAGATTGAGTACTTACTCTCTTAGCGTTTTCTAATTCTACTCGCTTAGCTAAAATTTGATTTGCAGTATCTAATTGTTGCTTTTCTAAAGCACGAAGATTAGTACTATTTAGAGTAATTTCGTCTGAAAAAGCTTTAGCCTTAGCATTTGCAATAATTTGTTTTGTTAAAGCATCGTAAGAATCACCTACGTTTCCGGTTAAAATTTCCTCTTTAGTTAGATTCCCAAGATATTCAGGATATTTTTTCTGCAATTCGTTAACAGCAGCTATTCTGTTTTTTTCAGAAACATTTAAATTTTCGGCTTGAGAAACTAAATTCTTAAATTTCTGAATTTCACTCTCAGAGTTTTGAAGACCTTTTAATGTTGCTTTATCAATCGATCCTAAAGTCTCTTGATATTCTTTTAATTGGTCGTCTAAACTTTTTGCAGCTTTTTCTGTATCAAAAAATCCTTTTTGTTGAAGAATAGTTAATGCAGTAGTTAAAGCTGATACACCTAAAATTAAAAGATTACCTGAACTAAAAATTGCACCAAATGCTAATTTTACTTTTGAACTTAATGAATCTCCAGAATTACCTAAACTTGAAAATGATTGCGCTAATTGTTGAATGTTGTTACCAACACCAATAATTCCAAAAGGTGCATCTTGAATTACTCTAGCAAAATCAATTCCTATACCATTATACCTACTAGTAGCTTTTGCTAATTGTTCAACTTGTGGAGCAGTTGCTTTTGCAGCCTTGCCTAATTTATCAAGTTGAGTTGTAGCCGCACTAACTCCACTTGCTACACCAGCAACATTTACAGCAAAGTCAACTTCTATTCTTGGATTTGACATTTCTTTCTAGTTTACTTGCAATTTCCAACAATTTCTTTGCTTTAGCAAAGTCTTGAGGTGTTGACTCTAAATGCTTTGGAATCTTATCCCAAGGCAAAGGCCAAAGTTTTTTTTCATCTAAATTTGCTCCCTTTTTTAAATGTGGTTGCAATCCTATTATCGCATGAGTTCTCATTGCATCAACCATATCTTTTTGATCAATCTCATGGCCTTTAACCAATGCCTTTAACTCTTTTCTACTTAAACAGAAAAGCTGCTCATAAGGGATTTTTGTCCTACCTACGAGCAGCATTAAATTTTCTCGAGCGGAATAATCTTCGCTCTCGTCTTCATTTATGTTTTTTTTTCTTGGCTTTCACCAATGCCCAACTCCAAAAGCAAGTCGGCCAAAACATCATTAAACAACTTCATTACATCCTTTCCATCAATCCAAACTTTTAACTCATCTAAAGCAACTGGATTTGTTGATTTACGCAAGCAAGCAACTTTGTGGCATTCATGTAATAAAGCATAAATGTAATCCAGTTTCGGTATTGAAGTTCCACTAAATGCCTCTCCAATTCCTAATCCTGTAAAATCCTCAAAGTTTGCTAAAGACCCAAGATTTGGGTAAAAGAAAATCTCTCCCTCTTTATAGGGAACTGAATGGTACTTAGCCATATATTTTGTTTAGGTTGGTATAACGCTAATAACTGGAGCGCCAGCAAAATCGAAAGTTCCAGAGAATGAAACTTGAGAGTTTCTTTCAGCAGTTATCTCAATTGAGTTTAATTGTGCGTCAACAGTAATAATCTTGTCACCTGACTCAGTACCACCAAAAACCAATTCAAACACTTTTCCGATGTCTTCCATCAAGTCAAAAGCTGAGAGGTTGGATGCTCCAGTAGATGCAAAATCTAGGTCTCCTGAGAAAGAGAAAGAGCCTGATTTGTCTCCGCCTTCAAGTCTAACTCCATAGTCTCCGGTGCAATCGTTTCTAACGGTTACAGATTCGTTGGAGATGGAAACTGAAGCGGAAGTTTTACAAACGACAGGAAGAGAGTTCCACTCGAAAGTAAAGAAATTGCCTAATTGATATGTTGCCATTGCTTATTCGTTTTAACAAATATACATAAAATTTTAATTATCAAGATACGAAGAAAATATCCAACGTGTAAGACAAGATTTTTTGGTAAGCGATTTGGCTACTGCCTTGCTCGATTTGAGTTCTGCTAAAATTCTTACGAATGCTTATGGCTTGCAAATCTATTGGTAATGTCAAATAATCCAAAGTCATTTTTAATTGGATGGCATTTGAAATATTTTCCGAAAGCTTTTTACCTCCATTACCTTGAGCAAACTTGGTGACAATATTTATTTGAAATGTTGCACTCTGTCTTATTGAGCAATCATTGTTCGTTGTTTCTACTTCGTTTTGATCTGTGATAAGCACATAAGCGGCCGAGCCTTGGTAGACAGCAGGATTAATCCCAGGAGGCAACTCCGTGTCGTAAACTGGCAAAGTCACACCGCTAAGCGTTAAAGGTGAAATTGCGGCAATGACTGCCTTTCGTATATCGGTTGCTATTTCTCTCATTTTAGAACTTTATTTATTTCTTCTACCATATCATTAACTAAATTAGCTGTGTTCCTATAAAATGCTGGCATAAGATAAGGCTCTCCAATTATACGACCACGTCCATTTCTAAAATATGTCCTAGCAAGAGTTCTAACTTCTTCAGAATAAGTTGGATTTGATAAAATTTCTTTAGCACTTAAACCTGTACCAAATTCCATCCAAGCTTCCCATTGTTCACCACTCGTTGGAACATCTACACCAACTTGCCATAATAATCCATTGTTAGAAGATTTTTTATCAATTTTTTGCTTAATGTTTAAAGGAAATCCCTCCCATTGAGTTGGAGCAGATGTAATTGCTTGCTTCTCGACATTTGTTGCTGTGTTAGCTAAAACATCCTTAACTGCTTCAATCATTTCAGTTTCTTTTTTTTTCACATAAGCCAAAGCTTCATCTAATCCTTTAAAAGTTACTGCCATTATACTCCAATCATTTTAATTATATACTCTTTGTGTTGCCGTTGGTCATCTAATTGAACGCCAAGAATTTTGTAATAGCGGTTACGATAATAAACCTGATGATCTTCGCTAGGAATAAAAGAAACGCGATGTTGAATTGTAATAGTATAAGTATTTGGCAAAACCATTTCTCCTGCCTCCAAAGCGTTTCCTCCGTTTGTTTGCTTTACAGAAGCATAGGTGGATAAACGTGTTGCCGGATTAACTGTTGTACCTCCAGCTCCATCACTTACCGCTTGAAAGGAAACAAACTCAACCTTTTGATCGTACTTGCCAAAATTTATCATACAAATAAGTCTGCTCTATATTTTAACTCTGCTGAAATGCTCGCCTTTTGAGCATATTGCTCCTGAACACTAATCATGTTCTGTCTAAAAGCAAAATCAGTTGCAATTCTTTTAAGCATCGCTACTCGCAAGTCCAAAGGCAAAGGATTAGAGTTATTAAATCCAGCTGTGTAGGTGTAATTTTCAACCTCTGTTTCGTCAGTTGTTACATCCGCCACCCAAGGGCCAATTGGATATATTCTCTCACCTCTTTTATTATTCGTGATAACGACATTTCTTTGAACATAAAGCATTCCTGAAGCCTTCTCAGATTCATTTCTAGCAGAAGGTATTAATTCGTTTGTTATAAAGGCATCCCAGTCATTATAATCAATTTGCATCCAATCCTTTGCCTCTGGAAGAGTGATTGGCTCCGTTGCTACTTGAAAACTGTATCTAATGTCGAGTGGTCTAATTACGCTCATTTCATTTTTATTTCTTGTTTGTCCATTTTGACCCAAACTGCTAATCCTTTGTCAACTAGGTAAGTGTCGTAAGTCTTCCCTACGCTTATTACTTCGCCTTTCTGAAATGGTGCTAGGTCAACTAATAATTTTATCATAAAGATACTATTTATTTCATTAAATGTTTTTTCTCATTCCAAGGCTCGAAATCAGTCCAAGGTCTATAAGAATGAAAAACATAAAGCGAACGGATTAAACCAATCTTTAAGCCAAGCTCTTTAACTCGCATCGAAAACAGAGAATCAAAAGCTAGGCTATTCTCAACAAACTTAATTTTCTTCCATGTCTTGTACTGAAATGCCATAAAGAATCCGGCAATGTATTCATTAATCTCTTCTACCCCACCCCCCTCATATGACATGGCGATGTTGTAATGATTTCTTATGTTTAAATCGCTGCTAAACGTTTTTCCATGCAATTGGTGCTTTGACCTTAGCCGATTGGTATAACATCCAACCAAGCCAAATTTGTCTCCATCTAAAGACAAAGCATCGTGTATTCTCTTTCCCCAATCTGGGGTCAGATACAGAATGTCTCCGTCTTGCATTACTACCCAATCATCATCGTTTGCATTTAAACTAGCCAAGTAATCGTTGTAGGCTTTACCTATATTTTTGTTTAAGTCAAAAGGGTTTGAATAAAATATCTTTAAAGGTTGATCCACGTTCTCTCCTCGTAAAAGTTTAAATTCTTTTCTGAAAATGGGTAAGCAAAATTACACTGGCTTTTAGTGGCAATAATTGCTGGAAATCTTTCGGTTAAATATCGATTCATTTCGTAATCCTTTATTCTCAGTTTTACTTTCTCAGTATTAAACCAGTAGAACGATCCAGAATAATGAAATTCTTGAGGGACATAAGGAGGGCATGGCAAAAGCTTCCCGCATACCCCAGAAAATAGCTTATTAGAAAGGTCTGGAATACTATCTAAGTTACCTTTGTATAATTGCTCAATCCAAATATCCAATCCACTCCAGACAGGTCGAGAAACGCCTTTACAATGAGCGTAAAACGTAATCCCATCCTTTACTTTGTTGATTGAGTCTATAAAATGAACCGACTCACCTAGTCTAGGATTATTCTCTACAATCTCAAACTCACAGTCGCTTGGTAGAAGCGATTTTAAAGGCTCTAGGAAGGCTTTACCATCAATTGCAACCTTGACTACCTTTTTACCATTAAACACGCTCCAGTACTTGTTTAATAGCCTTAAATTAAGCCTGTGGTAATGTCCAATCTTTCCTCCGTAATAGATAAAGTAAATTAGATTTTTTGGAACGTGAGTGCCCATTGTGTTGGTGTTTTTGGCTTCTCAATTAATTTATATCCTAATGCTTTAAACATCGCAATCCATTCTTTCTCTTGCTTGATATTGATGTGTCCCCAATCAGCGTCAAAATCTGTCGTTTCAGGAGTAGAAGAGAAAAGAATAATATTTGGTGAAACCGCATTTAAAGCCTTTGATATTTCGTCATTAGTCATGTGTTCGGCCACTTCGATCCATAACATCAAATCTGCTTTCTTTGGCTTTTGCAATACCTTTAACTTTGGGTAATTTTCTTTGCAATAATCTCTATGAGATTTGAAAATGTCTTGGGCCGTGATCTCAAATCCATTTTGTCTTAGAACTTCAGAATAAACTCCAGTTCCACATCCAAAGTCTAACACACTTTCTGGTTTAAACTTTTGGCAATAATCGGAAACCTCTTGAGCCAACGCTACAAAGTCTGGATTGGAAAAGGTTAAATTAAAATTCTCAATTTCTGCTTTTAAGAAATCGTCTTCGCTAATATTCATATTTTGGTTTTTAGATTTCGCCGCAAGGCTTACAATTTTTCTTAAAATACACTTCACAAGCAGTACCATCAGGATTGCTTGGCTCATTCTCAAAGTAAATTTGTGCCTCGCTAGGC